GACTATTTTTGTCTTTGCCATCTTTGCTCTCCATGTTATGCACGTTCATAGCCTCGTGGGTCATCCACTACAGCTTCTACTGTGTCGTCATTAATAATGCGGAACTCTTTTCCATGTATCTTGATTCGAGTTCCAGAATATGCCCTTGTTATAACAAAGTCTCCTTCTTTACACCAAGGACCTGTAGGAAATCGCTCATCATCTAAATAAGCCATATCTCCTAACTTCAGTACAAATAAAACTACCGTTGAGTGTTCCTCAATGTTTCTAGTTTTATCAGATTTAATTATCCCACTGTCATAAGACTCTTTGACCTCTGGTACAGCACATAATACTCGATAGCCTTTTACTTCAGGTAATTGTGTGGGTTTATGTTCGTTCTCTCCAGTTTTTGCACTAGGTATTGGGGTGCCGTTTGGAGTTATAATCTCTTTGTTTGGGGTCTGTATACTACTCATCATCGTCCTCCTGTATGTTTTGAATTAACGTACCTATGAGTCCTTGAGCAATTTGAAAACCTCGTATAATACCGCAAGCATGCATATACTGTGCGTATTCCTCGGCTCTACCTTGTGCCATGTCATCTTTAATGCGTTGTTCTTCTTCAGCCAACTGCTTGGCCAAAATCTTTAACGTTTCGTCCATTTCTCTCTCCTTTGCGTTTAATTACGTTTCTTCTCTCTGTCGTTTTACGGCTTCAGCACCTAACTTAGTGCCTTCCATAAATTCTTTTGCATCCAACTCTTTCTGTCGGTTGACTGCGTCAGCACCAAGTTTGGCACCAGCGATTCTTTCTTGCGACTCTATTCTCATTTTCTCTAACTCAAGTCTTGCTGCATCAAGAGCAGAGTCGTCTGTCATTTTCTTAGTTTTAGCTTGAGCTTCCATCTGTTTAATTTGTAGCTCTTGTTTCTGTATTTGTAGAAGTGGGTCTGCTTCCTGTTGTGCAATCTGTTCTTGCTTCGCCTCAGCCATATTCTTTTGTAACAGCTGGTCAGCTGATTTAGCAACAAGTCTAGATAGTTCAACTTCCACATCTTCAGGTAATGGTTCATCTGGTGGTGGTAGAGGAGCTCCAAGTTCTTCTTCAATTTTGTTCCTATAAGCAAAGGCAATATGTTCTGCGATATGTGCTTCCATCGCTGCAAATACCTTGTTAGCATTTGGACTTTGTCCTATAAGTTCTCTAACTTTAGGGTCATTAATAAATGCTAAGTGAGTTTTAATATGTGCCTCATGGTCTTGGTAAATAAATGCTTTCACAGGTTTACTGTTAATAATATTCATGTTCTCTGTAACAGGGTCCATAGGTTTCATATTATCTTTCTGTGGTATTAATTTTTCTGCATTCTTAACACCAAGCACATCTAACATCTGACGGTTAAGTTCTACCATATCGTAGATATCTGGATTCTGTTGTGCTAACTGCATGACTGCTTGATACTGAACCACTTTTTGTGACATGGTTGCAGCATTTGGGTCACTGACAGGTATGACTTCTACTTTATTGTAGTCATCACGTTTTGCCATTCTAGAACCTGTGTCTGGTTCGTATTTATAATCTGGCGGAGTAGAGTCTCTAATAATATTTTTAATTAATTTAAACTCTTGTTTCATCGCATAATGTATACGAGCTTGAACTGCAGACATTACTTTAAGTGTTCTTTCTAATATCGCAAGGGTTGTACCTACAGGTGAGTTAGCTGACATATCAGATACTTTTAAATCAGCAGCACTTGCAAATCTTCTACCCTCATCAATAATTTGATTCATAAGTGAATTTAATACTTGACTTGGCTCTTTATAAGGGAGTGGTAATATATTATCTCTAATACTACCTGATGGCACATCTACATCTCTAAACTCTGCTGGAGAGATAGGAGTATCATCACCTTTGATTCTAAGTCCTCTAGACTTAAACCCGCCTGGTAAATTAGATAGTGTACCTGCATCTACTAACTGTCTAAGTATCATAGTTCCAGATTTAGCAAATGCACCAATTAAGTGAATTAATCCAAAATGATAAAAGCCAAACCCTGGCACATAACCATAATGCACAAAATGTTGGCGTTTTTGTTTAGTATTGTCATCTTGGTCATAGTTTCTTCTAATAGCAAGCACTGTATTTGTGCTCTTTTCTATAGTTACGACATAAGGTAGTGCAATTCCTGTCTTCTCACCATCTTTATCAGTATCTTCATAACCTTCTAAGTCAAGGTCAACGTGCATCTCTAGTATCTTGAAGCGACTATCTGTAGTTGCACTAAAGCCCATCTTCTCAGCAATCTTCTTCTCAACATCGTCTAAGTCATAAGTTGGCTCACCTAAATCTACATCTTTATAAAAGCCACCAACTTGTAACTTACGTAATTCGTTACCTGTTTTACGCATAACATGAGTAACACGTTCAGCAGACTCTAAATCAGATGCACCATAGGGCACAACGATATCTTCAGCTGGAACATACATAGAAACCTGACGGTCTAAGTTAGGGTCAAAGTAAACTTTTTTGAATGCGTTACCTGCAAGTCCTAAACCCCACAACATTCTTTCATGCTCAGGTCTATACTCAGTCATTTCCTCAGTGAGTTTATAATTCATGTTCTCTCTGACACGATTAGCAGCTTCCATACACTCTTTTGTTTCTTTACCAATAATGGTAGTTTTAACTGGGCCGCTTGCTGGGAATGTTTCGGTCATAGTTTCTGCTTGGAACTTGACAAGAGTTTCTGTTAGTAGTGGATGATAAACATTACACGCTCCTTCCCATGGCTCACTTCGGTCTTCTAATTTAAGACCTAAAAGCTCTAGTCCGTCAACATAAGTGTCAAGCCAATCTTTTCTTGAGGTTACGTCTGCCTGATAGTCTTCTATAAGGTCTTGTGCTAACTTCTCAAGCAAGTCATCGTCCATCTCTTCTGCAAGGTTTGCAGAAAACTCTTCATCATCCATACGGTCTGGGTCAATATTTATCTCCATACCGTCAACACTAATATTAACTTCTTCTGGGTCTACAATTTCTATTTCTAAATCAGGCTCGTCTTGAGCCATTTCTTCCATGCTTTTCGGGGCTTCGTACAAACCCTTATCTACATCAGCCATAATTTTTTCCTATAATATACAAATAATTAATAATACTAATAACACAATATTGATTGTGCGGCAGTGTTGTTGTTGCTTTGCCATTAACCACTCTGCTTTTTCTTTTATCAATTTATATAACATAATTATCTCCGTTGTTAAATAACATACAGACGTTTCTGATTGTACCTTCTTAAACTTCGAATGTCATCTTCTTCGTCACTTGGCAACCTAATAAATCCGCCCTGCCTGAATCTCATCAAGGCAAGCGTTGTTGCATCTACTAGGTCATCATTCGCACCTGAAGGAAAGTCATTACATTCTTCAATCACTTCATGTGCCCACCTTCTGTCGGGTGCCCATACTATACCTGAATTAAATAAATCAGACACAGCGTTCACACGACTAATTTTATCTTGTCCTTTGCCTGGTGTAAACTCTCCTACAGGAATCCCCATACGTCTGAACTCTTGATAAAGTGCAGCACCGTTTGACTTCTTCTCTACCACAAACGCATCTGGCTCCCATGATTTATACTCATCTAGACACAACTCTTTGAGCTCTGGAAACTCTAGTCTCTGTTTAATAGCATCTAGAAGAATAATGTTATAGTTATTAGTTTCTTCATTCATAAAAACACCCCACGTGGTCAGAGCGTTATAGTCAGCACGATTATTCTTTTCCTGAGCCGCATCAAGCGTCATGATAATAAACTCACAACTAGGTGGATTTTCTCCTTCCCACATATTCCACCACTCACGTTTTATCAGAGCTCCTTCTTCAGATACTGGGTTTTGTAAATACTGTGCGTTCCAATATCGTATATCTAATGCAGCACGTCTAGACTGTAGTTCTTCTATTGGCCAGAACTCAGGCCACAATGGTACTTCTTCTCCGTCTTTTTCAAAGATAGCTGGAAACTCTACTACCTCCCAGTCATCAACCTCATCATTCTTTATCATTTGGTTAACAATCTGCCCTGTTAGGTCAAGTTTTGACCAACGAGTCATCACCACAATAATCGCACCACCTGGCATTAGACGTTGTAGGGGTCCTGATTGAAACCATTCCCATGCAGGTAGAAAAACATCTGGCTTTCCTAACTTAGCGTCTTGCTCCGAGTGAGGGTCGTCAATAATGAATAAGTCGGCACCACGACCAGCCAAAGCACCCCCCACCCCGATAGCAAAATACTCGCCATTAAAGTTTGTACCCCAACGGGACGCTGACTTAGAGTCCGCCTGCAACGATACATCTGGAAATATATCTTTGTACGAGTCCGAACCAACCAGATTTCGAACCCTACGACCAAAGTTAACAGCCAAATCTGCAGTATGCGAAGCCATGATGACCTTTTTTGCAGGGTGTTTGCCCAAAAACCACGCAGGTGCCAAGTAAGATATGAGCTCACTCTTCCCATGACGTGGTGCAATGTTGACAATAACCCTTTTACGTTTACCTTCTGCGATTTCTTCAAATAATTTTGCAAGTTTGGCATGATGTGCTCCTACTTTGTAGTCTGGATAGACGTGTTTAATAAATTCTAGAAAAGTTTTACCGCCAGCTTTCTTAATTAACTCCTGTTTGTACTGTTGAAGTAACTTTAAGTTACGTAATCTTTCAGATTCACTCATTTGTGGCAGTGCTTGCTCTAATAACTCTAAATCTTTAGGGCTAATCATCTTCAAACTCCACGTCTTGTACTTCAACTACTTCTCTAGTGTGTATAATCTTGCCTTTTAGCTCATCAATCGTCTTTTTGAGCTCTTTTTCTAACTCTTCACCCGACTTATTAATGTGTGTGACCTCAGTTTTTCTCTTAAATGCGTCAACTCCATCTATTTCGCCCACAGCTTTGAGTGCTGAAATACGTTCTCTAGAGTTTTTCGCAGAAAACGCCTCTTCTAGTAGCCTGTTTAGCACTGTAAGTTTTATATCTGCTAGGTCTTTTGCCACCATATGACTAGTTTGTGACACTAAACCTGCAAGATAAGCTATCGTTTCATTAGGGTAAGTGCCAAAGTCTGGTCTGAGCTCAGGATTTTTCATCATCTCTTGAGCTAATTCTTCTGCTTGCTCCATATTCTCTTTAGATGGCTCTATGTTTTCCTCAGATATATCTGCCAAAAGCTTGATTGTATTGGTTCTAGCTTCTAACTCTTCTTGTGGAGATAAATCTGGTAATGCTTCACGAGCATTCTTTGGTAAAGGAACGTTGTCCTCTATGTGTGGAACTACTACTGTTTGGTTATCCATGTGTCGCTGTTTACACCTATGTATTAATTGCAGCTTACTTTACAAACTCCTAGTATAATATATAATTATTTGTAATACAATGAAACTTGAGAGGTTTCTATGGACATGAATTTAACGAGAGATGGAGTTTTGCATTTAAATATATTTGATGTAGAGACTCAAGAAGAGAGAGACCAATTCCTTTACTACTATCTAGGATTTTCTAGAGAGGTTAAGAAAAAATTTGAGAACGCTTACTATGAGGCCTACAACAAAGGACTTTTAGCTGAACCCGAAGCCAACATTATTCACAAAGACATCAACGGTGTTACTCATATTGAGGTGCATCCTAACGATATTATTGCTAATCTAAAGTTAATAAAACAAATAATACATGGTAACCTAAATATAGAAGATGAAAACGAATAAAGATTTTGAGTATAAGAAGACCAACTACCCTTTGTATATTGTAGTTTGGAAAGACCACACGGCTGATAGCTCTTGGAAAACAGCTGAAGAAATAACTAAAGAGAAATATATACTAGCTTACAGTATAGGCTATTTACTGCATCAAGATAAAGAATGCGTAAAACTATGTAATACCTACACCTCTGACGATGGCTTTGGTGGTTTAGACTTGATACTAAAGTCTTGCATTGTTGAAATGTATGTGGTAGAAATAGAATAAGTAAAGTAAGGATTTAGATATAGTCCCCTAGTGTAACGATGATTTTTGGGTTTTTTATTTATTTTTACCCTCCTCGAGTTTAAGTTTATTATCGTTACTTTCTTTCCCCCACGTCTAACGCTGGGGGTTTTTTTGCCCTTTGGTTTTTGAATTTTTTACAGAAAATTTTTTTGCATTTGCCTTTTCGTTTACAAGGGGGTCACTTCCTGTATTAGTAAAGTTACGAGCTGGACTTTGAAAATGTTTTGATAATTTGTGTAGATTATTGTGCATGTGCATGTGCATATCTCTGTTGTGTATTTGGTGGGTATATGGGGGGTGGGTTTTGCTGTAGATTAGATTAATTAGTAAAGTTATGCTTTAATAATACTGTGATTAACAAATGGAGAAAA